TTCAATTGTTTGTTTTTTGGGTTTGATTTCAATAACATACTTTTTTAATTTTCCATCTGATTCTTTAACTTGAATCAAGAAGTCAGGAAAATAACGATGTCTTCTATTATCTAGGGGAGAAATATAGGGAATAGAAAATTCTTCTGAAGCCCAAGTGACTATATTTTTATTAGAGTCACAGTAATTACAAAATTCTCTTTCCCAATTACTTCTACAGATAATATTGCTGGAATCACCAATGTATTTTTTAGGGTGTTTGGGTTTAAAAATACTTTTATATGTACCAGCCATTGCAATATCTCATATACATAGTAATGGTAATTAAAATTATTTATAGATGGCGAACGTAACGCCCACCCCATATAGAACGTCAGATTTGAAGACTAAGATATCTAGTCTTGCTCAGACGTCTGTTTATCAATTGAAGATGCAACCACCTTCAAGGGTTTCTTCATTGTTGAGAGAAAGTGATAGAGGTTTAGATTATAATAGATTTGGAGAAAATATAGAATTACTTTGTGAGTCAGCTGTTCTTCCAGGATCTGGAACTGCTACACATGATGTTACTAATGATTATGCTGGTGTGTCTGAGAAGATGGTTTATAGGAGAATGTATGATGGATCTATAGAATTAAGTTTTATGGTTGATCATGATTATAATGTAATAGAATTTTTTGAAGGATGGATTGATTATATGACTGGAGTAGGAGTTGATCAAAAGAGGGATTTATATAAGAGTAGGTATGCTAGTTATAGAATGAATTATCCTAATGATTATAGGTCAGAGATATATCTTACAAAATTTGAGAAAGATGTTACTACTAACAGGTCTCCTGCAGCTAGATTTGTAAAACCAAAACAGTTAGTTTATACTTTTGTTGGTGCTTTTCCTGAAACTATAACTTCAATGCCAGTTTCATATGGTGCTAGTGATATTTTAAAATGTAGTGTTACTTTTTCTTATATAAGATATGTTAGAGAAAGAAAGCCTGTAAATATCAGTTCTGCTGGTGGTGCAATAAATCGTAATTTATTCTCTGCATTTTTCGCTTAAAAGTTCCATATATATAATACTACTGACTTGCAATAGCATATTATGCCTTTACCCAAGATTGCGACGCCTACTTATGAGTTGGAATTACCGTCGACTAAACAAACTATTAACTATAGACCTTTCTTAGTTAAAGAAGAAAAACTTTTAGTCCTTGCTTTAGAAAGTGAAGATAATAAGCAAATTACTACTGCTATTAAGGCAGTAATTAAGAATTGTATTATTACTAAAGGGATTAAGGTAGAGAAACTACCTACATTTGATATTGAATATCTATTCCTTAATATTAGAGGTAAGTCTGTTGGGGAAGAGGTAGAAGTTAATGTTATTTGTCCTGATGATGAACATACTCAGGTTCCAGTCACTATTTTGATTGATGATATTAAAGTAAAAGAGAATGAAGAACATACCAAGCAAGTTAAAGTAGATAATACTTTGATGATGGAGATGAAGTATCCTTCTTTAGATGAATTTATTCAAAGTAATTTTGATTTTAAAGAAGAAAATAATATGGAAAGATCTTTTGATTTGATTGGTGGATGTATTGATAAAATTTATAATGAAGAGGAAGTATGGTCTACTGCTGACTGTACTAAGAAAGAGGTTAAGGAATTCTTAGAGCAAATGAATTCATCTCAATTTAAAGAGATTGAAAAGTTTTTTGATACTATGCCTAAGTTATCTTATGAAATTGAAGTTACTAATCCAAAGACAAAGAAGAAGAGTAGTGTAGTACTGGAGGGTCTCTCGTCTTTTTTCGCGTAGGGATGATCCATATGGATCTAATGAGTTATTATAAATTGAATTTTGCCTTGATGCAGTACCATAAATACTCATTAACTGAGATTGAAAATATGATGCCTTGGGAACGTGATGTTTATGTCACCTTACTCAAGCAACATTTAGAGGAAGAAGAACTCAAACAAAAGCAACAGCAGAATGCCTAGCAAAAAACCTAGTATGATAGAAGCGATGAGGGCAAAGCATGACCCTCATTATAAACTAGCGAGTAAAGTTGCGGGTCTTCAGGATGCAGGGGGAAAGGTTGATAATCTTGAGAAAGATGTAGCTGTTAAACTAGGAAGTTTACACAAGACATTAAGTAAATCCTTTGCAATGCAAAGGAAGGCATTGATGCGTATTGCTGGTGTTGAAGGAAGAATAAAAAATTTAGAAACTGGAGTAGAAATATGGACAAACAGAGAGGCAGATAGAAACAAAAAGAGAGATACATCAATAAGTAATTTAACAGATGTAGTAATACAAGCATTAGGAGACATTAGAGAAGGTAAAGCAGGTAAAGCAGGTAAAGCAGGTGCTGCTGGTACTTCTGGATTAGATGGTGGTTCTGGATTAGATGGACTTGGTGGTGCTGCTGGTACTTCTGGAGTAGATGGTACTTCTGGAGTAGATGGTGCTTCTGGATTTGGAGTAGATGGAGTAGATGGTGCTTTTGGATCTGATGGTTCTGACAATGCTTCTGGATTTGGTGTAGATGGAGTAGATGGTGGTTCTGGTGGTTCTGGATCTGATGGTGGTTCTGGATCTGATGGTGGTTTTGGATTAGATGGACTTGATGGTGGTTCTGGTGGTTCTGGATCTGATGGAGCAGGAGGAATTAATGGTGATAGTTTTTTAGGCGCAGATAATTATGAGAAGTATTCTACTGAACTTCAACAATCAGGTACTATAGCTGGAAGACAATTATCTCCACAAGAAAGGAAGGAAGGTTTTAAGAAGAGAAAAAATAAAGTAGATTTTAAAAAGTTTGTAGGTAAAGTTGTTTCTAAGAAGGGTGGTTCTGGTGGTTCTGGTGATGGTAAAAAAACTGCTTTAGGTAAGCAGAAATTATTACCAGGTACTAAAGGTGTAGAAAAAGATGTAGATGATATAAGTAAAGATCCTGAAGCAGACGCAGAGGGAGGTAAAGCAAAGGTAGATGAAGATAAAAAAGATCCTAGAGTTGAAGAGATATTAAATTTCTTAAATACTGTTTTAGATTCTAGTCTTACTAAGATAGAAAATAATTTAGAAAAAATTCTTGGTAATTTTGAAGATCAAATAGATGCTAATAAAGATAAGGGTGATGCTTTAAAAGATGATGCATCTGATGATAAGTTAGCAGATAGGGAGGCTAAGTTAGAAGGTGGTGGTAAACAGAAAGGTATGATGGCCAAGGCTGCTGATAAAGTAGTTGAACCAGTTCAAGGATTATTTCAAACTATTCTTAATTTTATTACTAATGTTTTATTAGGTGGAATAGTGATGAAGGTTTTGGATATCATTTCAAATCCTTTGAAACTTCTTGATCCTTTCATCAATATTATTAATGGAGTTAGTATTGCTTTAAATGCAGTAATAAAAGCAGTTCATTGGTTAGCTACGAGACCTTTAGCTCTTTTACGTTCTGCATTTAATTTGGGAATTAATATATGGACTAAAGCAATTAATAAGGCATTGAAATTGTTGCCAATGGTAGATTTTCAAATACCAGAATTTGTACTACCAGAGATTCCTGGTCCTCTTCAGATTCCTATGATACCTAGTGGTGATGAAATAAAATCAAAATTCTCAGGTGAACCTGCAGCAGTACAAGGAATGGCTGGTGGTGGATTAGTAACTAATGTAACTAATTTTCTTCCAGGTTTCTCTGGAGGTGGTGAGGCTTCTGAAGGTCCAGATATGTCTCATTTAGGAACTATAGGATATAGAATGGGTCAAATAAGACCAGATATGTATGTTTATAGTGATGAAAAATACTTATCTACTTACAGAACAAAAGGTGGTGAGGTAATAGAGGATACAGAAGATTATGAAGAAATTAGTGGTTCTATTGCTGTTGAAGATTTAATGGAACATCAGAAGCAACTTATGGGTGAGATTAATAAGATAAAAGGTTATGAGAATACTACTATAATCGATGTTATGGAGCGTCTGAATGATAGAGGAGGACTTGTAGATATGCCAAATGCTACACTTTATCCTATTCTTAATGCTAGTGATGCATGGAAAGCAACAGATGCAAAACATGATGCAGGAATTGCAATGGATGCAGCTGCTGGAACGCAATTCTTAGATCCAACAGAGACTGCACAAAAACTTGGATTTAATAAAGGTGGAATAGTTCCTAACGTTGTTGGATTGAATAAAGGTGGAACAGTTCCTGGTAAAGGTACAGGTGATACTGTTCCTGCAATGTTAACTCCTGGTGAGTT